TTTAACTGAAGATATGATTAGAACAGCTGTTAGTGATGTTGTTAAAGGTTTCACTACTGCTCCTAATACAGGTGATATCGACAATCAAAAAGCTGAAAAAAGTGATGTTATTTATTCTGACAACCTAGAAGGTGGTTTCGAAGAAGATAAAGTTTTTGCTGATGCTTATTCTGATTTAGTTATGGAAGAAAACGATGACGAAATGGTTTTTGAAATTGAAATGGATGATAATTCAGATTTAGAAACTCTTAAAAAAAGAGAAGCGGTTAAAAACCTACCTATCTTTAAAAGAGAAAAAGATGTTGAATATTATGAACCAATATCTGATGAAGATGGGTTAGCAACAGTTTTAGGGTATCAACCTGGAACAAAAGATGGTGATGATAATGAAGTTGAAGAACAAAAAATGTTACCTGGTGTTAAAAATTTAGCACACCAAAGAAACAGAACTATTCAACCAAATAACGAATCAGTTTCTAAAACTAAATACAACGAATTATTAACAGTTGCTAGAAAATTACAAGTTGAAAACAAAGAGTTTAAAACAGCTCTTAAAGAGTTCAAACAAATGTTAGCAGAATCTGTTGTATATAACACTAATTTAACTTATATGGTTAAAATCATCACTGAAAATTCAACAACAAAAGATGAAAAACAAAATATAATGAAAAGATTTGATAATGTGAAAACTTTAAAAGAATCTAAATCTTTATATAGAACCATTTTAGGTGAATTAGATAATAAAAAAACTATTACCGAATCATTGGATAAACCAAAAACTAGTGGTGGTAGCAATACGTTGACTGAATCAACTGTTTATGTTGACCAATCAACTAAAAGAATAAAAGACTTGATAAGTAGAGTCGAAAATAAAGATAAATTTTAATAATAATAATAATAATAATAATAATAATAATAACAATAATTTAAAAAAGAAAAAATTATGTCACATTTATTAACATCAGGCCAAGTTGGAAATATAGGTATTAACCATCTTAAGGCTATTAGAAAACAAACCCAAGAAAAATGGGATAGTTTAGGTTTCTTAGAAGGTCTTAAAGGACACGTTAAAGAAAACATTGCACAATTATATGAAAACCAAGCTGGTTCATTGTTATGTGAAACTACTGACGCTGGTTCTAGTGGATCTTTTGAAACTGTTGTATTCCCAATAGTTCGTAGAGTATTCTCTAAACTTTTAGCTAACGATATCGTTTCTGTACAAGCATTGAACATGCCGATAGGTAAATTATTCTTCTTCGTTCCTCAAACTTCTAACAGAGTTGACGCTAACGGAAACCCAGGAGATCCTTATATCGATGGTCCTCAATATTCTGCACATACTTCTTTGGCTGCTGACCATTTACCTTCTTGTATTGGAACAACTGGTTGTGCAACTACTGCAATGAAAACAAAAAGTTTGTATGACTTATATTACAATGACGGAATGTTTGATAATTCAAAAGGTGAATTAACTATCGTTTATACAAGTGGTAGTGAAGTATTACCTGGTAGAATTGGTGCTAATGGTAACTTTACAACTGCTAGTTCTTTTGTAGCTTCTACTGACGGAACAATTAGAAACGTTGTTTTACAAATTTCTGGTTTTTCTTCAACTAATGCTGGTAGATTAACAGGTCCAGACGGAAACGAAATGGATACTGAAGCTTTCTTAGCATCTTTAAAAATTACAAACCAAGATAGTGCAATTACTGACCCTGATGGAAACGTAATTATAGCTTCTAGTGGTGAAACTCCATTTAGATTAGTTACTCAAAAATACGGAAAAGGTATTGTTGATTATTCTTCTATCTGTGATGCAAAAGGAAAATTATATGTTGAGGTTGATTTAACTCACCCAATATCACAAAGTTCTTCTAGACAATCTATTGATGGTTATATCGGAGTTAGTGGTTTCACTGCTGATTCAACAACTTTCCAAGCTTCTTGGGCAAGATATGCTTCTTTAGAATTAGAAACAGAATTAGGTGAAGTTTCTTTTAAATTAGATGAAGTAGTTGTTTCTGTTGAAGAAAGAAAATTAAGAGCTACATGGTCTCCTGAATTAGCACAAGACGTTGCTGCATTCCATAATATCGATGCTGAAGCAGAATTAACAGCAATGTTATCTGAACAAGTTGCTTCTGAAATCGATAGAGAAATCTTAAGAGATTTAAGAAAAGGTGGTGCATGGCAAGTACGTTGGGATTATAATGGTTGGAGAAAAGCTACTAATGCTGCTAATCCTTATACCCAAAAAGAATGGAACCAAACTTTAATAACTAAAGTTAACCAATGTTCTGCACAAATTCATAAATCAACTTTAAGAGGTGGTGCTAACTTTATCGTGGTATCTTCTGAAATATCAGCAATTTTTGATGATTTAGAATATTTCCACACTAGTGATGCTTCTCCTGAACAAGACCAATATAATATGGGTATTGAAAGAGTTGGTTCATTAAGCGGTAGATACCAAGTTTATAGAGATCCTTATGCACCTTCTTATTCTATGATTATCGGTCATAAAGGGAAATCTTTATTAGACACAGGGTATATCTATGCACCTTACGTTCCATTACAATTAACACCAACGATGTTTAACCCGTTTAACTTAGCACCTGTTAAGGGAATAATAACACGTTATGCGAAGAAAGTTGTAAACAATAGATTCTATGCACATATTAGAGTTGATGGTGTTCCTACATTCAATGTTAACGAACTAAGATAATTAAGTAATTAAATATCTATTTTTAAAAAGGGTTAGAATTCTAACCCTTTTTTTTATTTTTAAAATAAACTGTTTAAAACTTGTTTTTTTAAATATTTATCATTATATTTGTAAAATAAAATAAATAAAAATGAAAACTGTTTTAAGTGAAATAGATGTTAATAATATAATAAATGAATATCTAACAACAGATGTTAGTGTAGATAAATTAGCTTTTAAATATAAGGTAGGTAAAATAAAAATAAGAGGTTTACTAACTGATAATAACATTGAACGAAAGAAAAAAGGTGGTCAAATTAAACATAATTCAACTGAGTTTATTTTAAATAATAAAACAATTAAATATAAACCAAATGAAAAAGATTTAATAGTTATCTGTAAAAAAACAAAAGAGGTGTTTAAAGATGTTAATAATTTATCAGGTTGTTTAACACAACACATAAAAGATAATTATATTAATCCATGTATACCATCAAACACTTACCAAAGAAAAAAATATGAGATAGAACATAATAAAAAATGGTTTGAAGAATATTTTGATATTATTGAAAGAGAAAAAAAAGAAATTAAAAAATGTTTTTATTGTGATTGGGTAACAACTGATGTGAATAATATGAGTGGTCAATATCAAGTTCATTTAGAGGTAGTACATAATATATCAATAGAAGAGCATATAAATAATAACTTTGATGATATCAATTATTTTAAAAATTATAAAAAGAGTATAAAAAGGATAGAGAAACTAAATATACCAAATAATTCTGTTATATGTGAGATTTGTGGTAAAAAATTTTCTTATTTAACAGACACACACTTAAAAAAACATAAAATAACATTAGGTGAATATAAATTAAAATATCCACATTCTAAAGTACTTTCAAATGATTATATAAATAAGTTACAAAACACTTATGAAAAAGGTTTAAAACATTATGAAAGTAAATACACAACAAAACCACATAAAGAACTAATAGTTTTTTTAAATGATTTAAATGTAAAAACTAAATCAAATGATAAGAAAATATTAAAAGGGGTTGAAATAGATGTTTTATTGGAAGATTATAAATTAGGTATTGAATATAACGGTTTATATTACCATAATGAAGCGAATGGTAAAGATAGGTCGTATCATTTAACTAAAACAAATTTAATGAATTCTAATGGTTATAAATTAATACATATATTTGAAGATGAGTGGTTAAAAAATTCTGAACTGATTAAACTTAAATTAAAGCATTTATTAGGGTTAAATACTGGTATTAAAATTCACACTAGGAAATGTGTTATAACAAAAATAACAACTGAAGAAAAAAACATGTTTTTAGAATTGAATCATATACAAGGAAGGGATACATCTAAAATATGTTATGGTGCAATATATAATAATAAAATTGTTGCTGTTATGTGTTTTACACAAAATAGAAATATGACAAAAACAAATAATAAAAACGAGTTTGAGTTAACACGATTTTCTGTGGATAATAATTATATAATAACAGGTATTGCATCGAAACTTATAAAAACCTTCATAAGGGAATATAACCCCACTACAATAATAAGTTTTGCTGATAGGAGGTGGACTTTAGATTCAACCAATAATTTATACACTAAACTAGGTTTTAATTTAGTTAAAGTTTTACCACCAGATTATAAATATTTCAACCCTAATATAAGTAGAAATAAAAGATTACATAAATTTGGTTTTGGTAAAAACTCTTTAAAAAAGAGATACCCAGATTTAGATTTCACTAAAACAGAAAAAGAATTAACCGAAAGCTTGGGGTATACTAGGATATGGGATTGTGGGTTATTTAAATACGAGTTAAAAATAAGAGAAGATGTTTAAAACACATTTTAGGAAATCCGATAAAAAATCTGAAGTTTTGATTAAATTATAAACCTATATTTGACCAAACATTATCAATATCTTGGGGGTTAGTTATATAACCCTGGTTTTTATGTAATTTTCTTTTTTCTTCTAGACATAAATCAAATTCTTCTTGTTGTAAGTCTTTCTTTGTTTTTTTTATTATTGTTTCAACAAATGTTTTACCTTTTTTTGTATTAGATAATATTTCTTTTACAACAGTTAAAAACTCGTTAGCTTCTAAAGAGCATAATTCTGCGAATATATAATGTTTAAGGTGTATATCTTGTTGGGGTATTAGTTTAACAAATTTATCCCATAGTCCAACACCTAATCTCATATTCCAAGGTTCTGATTCTAAATAATCTGTTCTACCTAATATATATTTAGTTTTTTTATCGTCTTGTGGTAATCCATTAGCGGCTAAAACTTCCATAACACCTTTCATTGTTTCATATAATAATATTGGGAAAACAACACCTTTAGCATCTACTTCTGTTTTACCATCATTATTTTTAGGTATTGTAGTTTTAACAACACCACCGTATTTATCACCATTAAAATCTTTTATAATAAAATAAGAATAATCTATTGCTGATATTAGTTTATTATATTTGTTTAATAATATTGGGTTTATATCTGTTAATTGATCGTCTATTTTATGTAACACGTTTTTAATTTTCATTGCTGAACCTTGTATTAAGGTATTGATGAGGTGTCTTTTTTGAATTTCAGTTTTTAAATTACTTATATCATCATAATTTTCGAATTCTATTTCATCTATTTCGCCTTTAGGCTCTTTATTAAGACCTTTTAAATCTATATTAGGAGTTAATTCTGTTTTTATTGTAACGAAGCTCTCAGGTATGTCAAATTCATCCATAACAGCATTAACACATAAATCTTCTAACTGTTTTTTATGTTCTTTTTCTAATTCTATACATTCCTCTATTAAAGTAGGTATTTCTTTTAAAAGTTCATCATTATTAATTTCGTTTATTGAATAATGTTTTTTAACGTTATTTACAACATTATTAAATCTATCTAATAATAATTTTTCTGTAAAATCAACTCCATCAACATCAGGAAAAGAAGGGTGGTTACCTAAGTGGTGTGTTTTTGTTTTCATACTGTCTTCTATCTCTGGTGACATTTTAATTTCAGAACTTTCTTTAATATTATTTTTTTTCATAAATTTATTTTTAATAATGCTAATAATATTTTTTTTAGTTGTTTTAAAAACTATGTTTTCTTGTAAATCATCTTCTTTTATAACAGTATCTAACTTATTGATTGTGTCATCATCAGTTACTATTATGGTAGTATCATCTTTTTTTAATGTATCACCCTTTTCGAAAGGCTTGTTATCTTTATTTTTAATACCTAAATCTTCTAATTCTTTAGTTGTAACTAAAGTAGATTTTGATTCTTCTCTTAGTAATTTAATTAACATTTCTCTCATCATCAGATAATTTTGTTGTTTCTAATTTTATGTCTATTCCATATAATTTATCTTTCACATCGTTTAAAGTTTCGCCGAACTTAAAACATAATCTTTTTTCTGGGTATTCATCATATTCATCTATATTTTCCCATGCCATAGAAACCACACCATCGACAGCATCCCACACACTAAAAGTATCACTATTTTGTATAACATCTAATTTTATATCAGAAGTTAATTTACCAACAGTATATATTAAAGATATGTCAGGTGGTTGAGGTTTTCCTCCTGCTGGGTATTCATCCCAATCTTCACCATCAATATTTTCTATTGTATTTGAAAAAAGGAACTCATATACGAATTCCTTTTTATAATTTTTACCTATTTCGTTTATATAAATCAAATAATTTTCCATTTAATCTTTTTTTGTATAAGGTTTTGGTGTCCAAATTTTTTCTTTTGTTGATGTTTTAATAGTGGTGTTAGTTTTATCGTTATAATTAAAATCTTTTAAAACTTCATCTATAATTTGATCAATATTGTTATTCTCTAAATAAGTTTCTTTTAAACTCTTTTTTATTATATTTTTTAAAGTTGATTCACCAACATTTTTATTTTCTTCTTCAGGTACTTCTGGTGTTTCAGGTGTTTCAGTTTCTGTATCAGTAGAATCCTTTTCAGGAAGTTCAACATTAGATTTTTTTATTTTTTTAATTATATCTTTTTGGTCTTCATCAGACATTTCACTAGTGTTGGTAGCTGATATAACTGAATTAATAACAAATTTTTCTAATTCGAAATCTGGTTTACCTAATTCTTTTGTATAACTTCTTAAAGATTGGCCTATTTTACCTGCTAATTGTTGAATGAATTTCTTTGGGTCAGCATCTTCATCAGCTTCTACATTTGCATCAAAAGGTTCTTTATCATCGAATGGTTTATTGTTATCAACATCTTCAAATTCAGTTTTATCGTTCATATTAAAAGAATCACCACTTTTAGGTATGTATTGTACTTCTTCCTTTGGTGCAGGTAATTTTAAAGTATATCCGTTTTCGTCTATTGATTCTTGTTTAAAGTTTTTTTTTTCACATTCTTCGCAAGTATCAACATCTTCCTCTACATAACCATCTTCTTTTTCTTCTGTATCTTGTGTATCAAATCCAGTACCTTCTACAAAAGCCATATTTTCTTTCATCAAAACGTTTGTGTCTTCATCGTTTTCAATTCCGTAAGCTTCATTTAAACTCATTAATTTTAGTTTTAATTGTTTAGTAGCTTTAGCATAAGATTCAAAAGCAAAATCTTTTTTATTCATTAATCCACCAATATAATTAAAATCAGAAACTTTAGGGTTATTAGTAGAATCAGCTATTTTTATATAATATTCATGATTTTCTCTAACAACACCATATAATTTACTATCTGGTCCTTGTTTGTATATTTCTAAAACAGAATTACTTTTGTTTTCACTGATAACAGGTGTTATTTTACCCATTAATTCATGTATTCTATTCATCTGATCATTACCTTTTAAGGTTGTTGGGTTTACTGTATTTTTTTCCATATATTTATTTTTTATATTTTATTTTTATTTAATAAGTTGTGTTTATTATAAGAATGCACTGCCACCTAATTGATAATCATTTGATGTACCACTAAAACTCATACCAGAAGCACTATCAATTGCACTACCTAAAACATAAACACTGTTTGTTGAAGCACTAATAGATGATATTTTTAATGGGATTGAAAATCCTGTGGTTAACTTAACTGGTGTACCGTTTATTATTGTGTCAGAATTTTCTCCAGCAAAAACTTCGAAATATACGAATTTATTAAAATCTGCTTTAGATGCTTCATGTATAACACTTGGAAAACTATTTGCTAATGCCATTTTTTATTTTATTTATTAATTATTATCTTACGAATTAATTTTATATATAAATATCTGATAATTTTTATTTTTTAAAAATAATTTATATTGAGTTTAACTTATCATAAGATTTATTTGTTATATCAATAAATTTTTCCATATAACCATTTCTTCTTAATACCTTAAAAACAATGTTTTCATACGAATATTCACCCTCCCTATCTAAACCTGTCTTACGCATTTTTTTTATTTTATCCCATAACTTATCATAACAATCTAAAACAGCATCATATTCACCATTATTATATAATTCAATAACAGAATCTATTTTATTCATTATTTCAGATGCTTTTCTTTTAATAAGTTTTTTATCTAATTGGATATTTTCTCTCTTGGGTTTTATGACCCATTCATCATTTAAAATAGAATAAACACCTGATGATGTGTGTTCCTCATTAATATCTTGAACATATAATTCAACATCGAAATTATATATCTTTATATTATGTGTATCATTCCAAATCTTTCTCTTAGAATCCATATAATCCTTAACCAAAACCTCATTTTCATTCACATCATAAAAATCTAATAATATATGTAAATCAATATCTGAATAATTACTCCAATTATAATTAGCTAAACTACCAGTTATAATAATATCACTTATTTTAACCCATGGAATATCCAAAGATTCGTAATAATCTGTAGCTATTTTATATAATTTTTTATTTATTTGGGGTTTTAATTTATCACCATCAACCCATAATAAAGGATTTAATGTTTGTTGTTGTTTGAAAGATGATAAATCTATCGATGAGGGATCTACTAACTCGTTTAATGTTTCAAGTATGATTTTTTTTAAATTATCCATTTTAATATCTTTTATATATAAATATTAAGATATTTTTTATCTCGGAAAATTATTTAAAGTTTTCCGAGATGGTGTAAAAAATGTTTCGTGTTTACCGATTGTTTGATATACTGGTGTATATATAATAGTTAGGTGTAATTATTGATACCTATGCGTACAAACTTTTTCATTCTGTTGCGGATGTGATAACTCCCCAAAATTTTCGTTCTGATTTGCACAATATTCACGCATTTGTTTTTCAATTTGTTTCCTACTATATATTCTACCGTTCTGGGTTTTAACCTTATCAGAACGAAAATATTTGTTCCATACAAAATAACTACACCTAACAAAGTATAAGCGTAACGCTTTCAGTTTTTCAATTAAAGTTTTCATATATTTTTAAATTTAGTGTTTCAAATTAATATTAGTGTAAGCACTACGCTTATACTCAACCGTTAGCACCAATACTACATCAGTGCTTCGTTAACGATTATTTTTATATTTTGTCACATAAGAAGTTATCAAATCAATAGCATCTTCGTAGTTTTTATTATCTTCTAATTTAGCGTATTCATCTGTTTCAATATCATCTAATTTATCAAAAACCCAAATGTTTTGATTGGTATAATTATCTAATTGTTTTTTCATAAAATCTTCACTAAATTTAGTCGGTATTAATATTTCAATTTCATTACCAACACTATCAATCATACCAAACGTATTTTTTGGTTTAATCTTTAACTCAATAATTTTACTTACTCCATCCCTTGAAAAATGTTTAGCCAAATCTTTTTGAGGTGTATATGATGCGAAACCATTTGCATCACCATATTTAATATCTCTTGATGTTTCACCTCTATATACTGTAATTTCTTTATTTAAAAAATCATCATAACTAATATTATCATTTACAGTTTTCTTATAATAATCAAACCAATTTGAAAGGAGTGCATTTCTAAAAGTTTTATCATTTTTAATATTATATGCAATTTGCTCTTTGCTATTTCTATCTTGTGATAAAAACCATTTAGCCCACTCACTTTTTGGGTAAAATTTATCTCCTGATTTATAATGTGTGTAATTATTTACAACATCTTTTGGGTTTTCAATATATTGTTCATTAAGATATTCTCTTATTGTTGTTGCTATAAATTTTTTAAATTCCATTTTTCTTTTTATTTATATATAAATACCCCAAAATTAAATTTCTGATAAATAAACCGTACTGGTGCTAACAAGGTGTATAAGAAAGTTTGCTATTAGCAGTTGTGGTAAATTTGAAAGGTTATCTAAGCAAACCTACTCATACACCAGTCCGTTAGGTTCAATCATTAATTTGTTTTGAATCATCCATTGGTTTCACATCAGGAAGTTCATTTATCCTTTGTTTTCCAATTGACACAATAACCTTCAACATTGGATGGTCTTTATCCATTTCAGTAAGTCCGTCTAATAGACCAATCTCTTCCCATTTTTTGATAATTTCTTCTTTTCTTTTATTTTCCATATTCTATATTTTTTTCAAAGGTAAAACAAATTAATGACAAAACCTAACAAATGATAAACAACATTAAAACGATTGTTTATCATCGGACGTTATACACAATGCTACATTATTCTTCCAATTTATCATTTGGTATGAAAATAAATTTTGGAACGAACACATCCAATTCCATTATTCTCACATAAACAGCATTACACATACTCATCGGAATATAACCGTTGTTTTCGGTCATTTCATATCCACTTCCAACTTGTGTATATTCAACCATCATTTTTTTATTCGTTTCTGTGTTAATAATGTGTTCCAATATTCCATTGTCAGCATACACTAACACTAAATTCTTTCCATTGTAATCAAAATTTATTTTCATTTTATTTTTAATTTAAAGTTTATACTAATTTTACCGCACTGTGTATAACAAGGTGTATAAGAAAGTTTGCTATCAACAGTTTCAGTAATTTGAAAGTTCTTCTAAGCAAACCTTTTAATACACAAACCATTATGTGTAAGTGTTATCTCTATCCTACCAAACAACTTCTTGAATATTTATCGTGTAGAATTTTTCATTATTAACATACTTTTCAACACTATTATCGGTGTATTTATGGAGAACTACTGTACCATCATCACAAATATACCTCTTTTCTATTAACCTATCATTCCTATACTTAAATTTCTCATTATCTCGCACCTTGTTTCCATATTTATCATACTTATATTTAAAAATTTCAGGTTTTTTGTTATTTACAATAACAGATTCTTCGATTAATCTACTGTTCTTATCATACTTATATGTGTGTAAAGTTAAACTTCCGTATCCGTTCTTCACTTCTTTAATTAATAAATCATTTTCATATTCATATTGAACTTCAGCATTATCTTTATTATCTCTAAAAAATAATAACCTTCCTTTTTCATCCATTTTAATTTCATATTTTTTTATTGTTCCATCAGAATAGTTAACTATTAATTCATTATCATAATATTCAAATTTTGTTCTACCGTTTGACAATAAATTAAAATTATTATCAAATTCATACTTTTCAGATATTTGATTTATCTCAGAGAATTTAATTTCTTTTATAATCTCAATAGACGTACAAAAATAGTTATCAAATCTTTTTATGAATTCAAAATCCGATATTTTACCCTCAAATATTTTAAAATCTTGTTCTTTTAAAAAATCAGACCCGTAATCATGATTATACCTATCTAAAATATCATCAATACTATTATAATATTCCATTAAACTATCATAATTACCGTGAAATATTATACCACGATAACTATAAAATTTTCCAACCTCGTATTCAAAGTTTGATAAGAAATTATTAATAACATAAACTGTTTTACTCATTTGATTTAATTTTTAAATTAATTATTTCACGTTCACTATTTTTATATGTTCACGAAACGTGAACACTTCTAATTCGTGAACATCTTAAGCCAAATCTAAATATATTTTTTTAAATCTGTGGGGTGAGTCTTTCAAATCACCTAAATATATAGGTTTGATTTTAATATTAATACTTTTCATATTATCTAAACGCTCTAATTTTGTAAATGTTTCATCAAAAAATAGTTTCATACCAGTATAATACTCATCATTACAACCACAATCGGTTATTATTAAATAATTATCAAAATAATCTTGGTATGGGTCAACAATAACAACCATATCTTTAAAATATCCGATTGTATAAGGTGTAAAACCCCCATTAAAATTATAATCACCTAAATATCTAAAACCAGGTAATTCTTGTATATATGAAGCTATTGTAGTATTTGTAAGTATAACTATTTTATCATTTTTTTTGGTAATTGAAGCGAATTTGGATCTTGCTTCGGATAATATAAAGGGTAATTTATTTTTAATTTTAAGACCTCTAAGTTTAACTTCTTTTTTATATATATTAATATAACCAGAAATGTTTTTATTAAGGAATGTTGTTAGGTTATGTTTTATTTTTTCTATATAAGATAGGTTTTGATAATAAGAATATTCGGCATAGTAATTAATATCTTCAATAACATCTTTTTCTATATGGTGTTTAATCAGGTCTAATAAAGTGTTATCAATTAATGTGTTTATATCAACACTATCGTAAACTGTTTCATCAGGAATTTCAAATACAAATTTTTTAATATCAAATTGTTCATCAAAAGATATGTTAATGTCTTTAATTGTTATATAATTTTCTTCATCATTATATAAATAACTATAAGGTAAGCTTTCAGACTTTAAATCACCACATTCAATTAGATGTGTTAAATATTTTATTATTGGACTATTTAAGATTTTTTCGTTCATATTTTTCAATTATTTAAATGTTGTAAATTCTCTATTATCACCCACATATATAATATGTTGTGCTTTTCCGTTTGCGTTAATTAAGACATCTGACCAAGCCCAACTAGATATACCGTTATTGTAACCCATTCTTAATTTTGTGTTAGTACCTACTTGTAAAGCTCCATCAAATCTAGATGGTGTATGTGAATGGCCTGATATAGATTTCTCGTTTATTTTTCTAAATTGGTTAACTGAACCTTTAGAGCCGTTTATACCATCCATTCCGTGCATACCTAATTGCCATTTACCTATCTTATAACTTTCGTTTCTATTTAAGCATTTTATCTGTGGTATTTTTTGGTTTATTATATATGGTAATATTCCGTTTGGTGCTTTATCTTCCAATAAGATTTTAGCATAATCCATATATTCAACAGCGTTTTTAATATCTTTTTTGGGATCAGAATTTATAATCCATCTATCAATAAAATCATCATGATTACTTCTAACTATAACGATATTTAAATCTTTTATTTTGTTTAACCAAACTATTAATTCATCTATTTCTTTTTTAAGAGAATTTAAACCTTCAACCTCGTTTCTATATTGTCTTATAAAGTTTTTAGCTTCGTGGTGGTTAATAGAATTACAATCAATAACATCGTGTAATAATATTTGTCTTGGTTTAACTTTTGGTATTAACTCGTTAAAAGATACGTCTAACACTTTTTGGTCATGGTTACCATAATGAATATCACCTTTTATAAGGGCCAAAGATTCTTTAACTCTGGTAATACCCTCATCATTAACTTCGTGATATAAATCTATAAAATCACCATTTTCTGTTGCTGATACTTGTCTAATAAAATACGTTTCATTATCATCTTTTATTTCAACAATAACAAAACCATAAGTTGCATGAAAATGACCTATAGCACCTATCTTAGAATCCGTAAAATTAGGATTAGTACAAGTACCTGTTGAAAACATCATCCTAGGTTTATTATTAATATTAAAAATAGGTAAAGTTTTCATCTGAATTCTAGGATGACCAAGAATAGAAGTATTATCTGTTGATAAACTCTCTAATGATGTTAGAGGATTAACCGCTGTAGCGTTTACTTTAATATCAGCTAAAATGGTTAAGTTTTTACATAAATCAACTCTTTTGGCTGTTAAATAAGGTAATAACTCTTCCGACCAAGATTCTTTCGTGTCTTTATTCAAAGTTTCCATTCTATTAGAATATCTACCAGGAATAACTAAAATTTCAGCATTGATATAATCAGCATAAGATAACATCTTATTAAAAAACTTCTTATGAACAGGCGTGTTATTTTGTGCCCAAGTAACCATAAAACGTTTTTTAGTTAAATCAACCTCTTTCTTTCTAGCTTTTTCATATTGTTCGGGTTCTACATCTTGTTTGTGTTTAATACCCAAAGCAACCAACCAATATCTAACAGTTCTTTCTGACTTATCAAAATATTGGCATAATGTAGCCATTCTACTATCCCATGATGAAGATTTATCAAAATACACATCTCTAGCGTATTTTATATTATCTTCATTAATATCCTTATATTTCATGAATCAATTTTTTTAACAAAAATACTAATAATTTTAAAACAACAAAGTTATTTCCAAAAATTTTGTTGTCGCATAAAACCTATAACACAAGCATAAGCATCAGAGGTATCATAATTTTCCTTTTTTAGTTTCTTATTTTTATCATATAACCAAACTATTTGTGGTTCTAAATCAGAAACTTTCTCCCATATAACACATTTTTTATCAATATCAAAAGGGTAACCACCGAATAATACAGGTAGGTTTTTAGATATTTGTTTTTCTGTTAACGCTTCACCGTTTTTCTTAAAACGTCTAACACTCATTAATTCTGGGAAAGCGTTCATTCTTGAATCATAAGATGATATAAAATCGGGTGATACACCTAAAATATTATAACAAGATTTTGATATCATACCATTAAACCTTAATAATGTTGCAACTGTATGAACGTTATTAGAACCTAATAGAGGTTCTTCTATAATAACCCTTTTAATTCCAATATTACTATATTTTTTGAGAAAATCTTCCTCGAAAATATTAACTTTTTCAAAAAGTTCTGTTGCTTTTTTTTCTGGTTTTGGTTTAACCGTTGGTGAAACATGGTGTAATAATTTAACTTTACCTTTATCACCTAAATCCTCAAACAACGCAATACCAATAGTTTTTGTTGAAACATCTAATCCTAAAATGTAATTAATTTCTTTCATAATATTTATTTTAAAGTTAATATAAATATTATTTCTAGAAATTTAAACGATTTCGGTAAAAAATATTACAACGGAAATTGTTGCCACATGTTGGTGGTTTCTGTTTTCCGTTCAGGTTGTTATAATTATTAACCTTTATTGTTTTAACAACGATGAACCCCATAAACCACCAATTGTTGGCAACATAATGTTGTGTGGTTGGTTTTTATTCACCACCATCACAAAAAACTGTCATGTGGCTCTTATCCCATTTATCTTTAATTGTTTGGTTAAATTTGTTTTGTTTATAATCTAAAATTATTTGTTTTGCAACTTTCTCAATATCATCATACATATCTTCTAAAATCAAAACTAAATATTCACCACTTTCTTTATCTGGTTCAAGGTGAATGTTTTCAGCAGAACTTGCTTCTATCCTAACAGTTAATCCAATTTTGTTTTGCGGTCTCAGTTGATGGACTATACCACATCGAAAATCTTTATACAAATACCATTTTATATGTGTATCATTATACAAAGAATACTTGATATTTACATTTTTAAAATAACTATTCATCATTTTATTAAACCTTACTTTTGACTGTGTTTCATCTATAAAATCTTTTTCATCTACACAAGCCCCAAGAAATTCAATATATTGTGGTAGCGTTAAAAATTTTAAATAAGCAGAAACATTCTTCCCATAAATTAATCGTTTTAATTGGTCGCAAATAATATTATTTATAAATGCTTCTAACTTAAATTCTTTTTCAACTTGTAGTGTCATAAATAATTTTATTTAAAGTGTTATATGTTTCAACTTTTTTTATTAATTTTAATTGATTATCACAACGTCTATGCTTAAATAAAATACCATCAAAAACTAATGGTTTTGTATCAGATAATTTTTCATAACCATTTAATATTATATCTTTATCACAATCTTGAATTTTATTTGGGTTATCATACAATTCTAATACTTCATTTTCATCTCTTGCTACACATATAAATTGTTCCCTACCATAACCTTCATTGGTGTCAAAATACCAAATATAAGTTTTCTCAAATTTCTCAATTTTCTCTTTTATTGTTTCATTATTTTTAAATTTTAAACATAATCTTTCAATTAACTTTTTCAACATTTTTCATAATTTATTTTCACTCGTATTATTTCGAAAATATTTGTATATTTCTATATAAATATTTTATAATGGTTTTTTGTGGTGGATTCACCACAAAAAACCATTTATTAAAATTTAATTTAATATTAATTTTCTTGTTTCAATTACATTGCTTGTATTATCAATTATTTTAATAATATAAGTTCCATAGCCACCAAAAGTATTAACATCGATTTGAAATTCTTGTTGGTTTGAAATGGTTTCGAAAACCATTTGACCTAAAGTGTTTTCAATTCTTATTGTATAATCATTCATTGTATTATAATCACCAGTATTTATAATAACAAAATCTTTTGCTGGATTTGGATAAACTTTTATTGTGTTTACATTATTTGGTTCTGAAATACTAGTTAATGTAACATCAATAATTAACGTATCTGTAACCGAACAAAATGTTGGCTCATATATAAACTTTCCATATCTATAAACAATGCTATCACAACTACCAATATTGGTATTTAAGCTATCTATTTTTAATAACTGATAAGTTGGACTATATTGTTCAAACTCTTGGTTTGAAACATAATAATCTGTTGTATCATTAACTGTTGTATCTGTGCATTGCCCTTCAAGATATAACAAATTTATTTCTGTTTGATTTAAAACTCTATTATATATTCTTATATCATCAATTTTTCCATTGAAAAATATTGTTTCAGACACTCTTTTACTTTTACCAATCCAAAAATAATTTGTGTTACTACATAAATCATCAATCCATTCACCATCTGGTTCAGTAGTAGGTTCAGAATACATTGTGGTTACTTCAACACCATTTCTATAATATTTTGTTGTTGTTCCATCTGAAATAACAACAATATGATACCAATTATTATCAAAAGAAAAAGATTGGTCTGAAAACCATTTATATTCTCCTTCTCCATCTATACATAATCTTTTATCAACACTATGTATAAATTTTTGGCTTTGTGTTGCATTACCACTTGTTTTACCAACATACAAACTATAAGCATTACCATTTAAACTTACCGTTCCTGTTGAATCACCAACACTAAAAATCATATTTGAATTAACAAAACTATTTACTTTTAACCACAAAGAAATAGTACCAATAGTTGTTGAATTAAAAGTTGTAAGAGGTAATTTTATTAAAGAACTACTACCATTAAATAGATAGGCTGAATTTGGATTATCAAACCTATCAGTGGTTAAAGTAGCACCTTTATTAATACCATTAAAACTATTCCCACTTTCATCATCAACATTTCCATTGAAAGGGTAATAACCCACAAGCCCATTTGTTGGCATTTGAGCATAACCAACAAAAAACAAACATAAAATCAAGATTGAACTTAAATTAAATTTTTTCATAATATATTAAAATTTAGTTCTACTCCACCTCGATATAGAAGTTATTAAAAAAAAACAGCGTGAGGCAGTTGCATATACTTGCTCTAGAAGGAGTCGAATCCTA